CAACAGTCGCTGGCAAGGCAGATAAGACTTACGTCGATACCCAGGACGCGACTAAAGTTGCCAAGGCCGGCGACACTATGACTGGCATCTTGACGCTGTCTGCCGATCCGCTTGCTGCGCTTGACGCTGCTACTCGCCAATATGTTGATAACGCGATCGCAGCTGCGAAGTCAGGACGGGCTTTTCAATAATGGCTCCCAGCACGCAACCGAAACTGCAGCACATCTTCAAGGTCATAGCACCGTGGCCTACACAAGATCTCATCACATTGCATGATCTCAAGGTCCAGCTGCGTATTCCTGACACCGACACCTCTAAGGACGAGGAGCTCCAGCTTATCATCGACGGCGTGTCGGCGCAGATGGCTAAGATGGTGAACCGCAGCTTCGGCTATGACCATGTGCAGGAGAACTTGTTCAATCCGGTTGACGAAGACCGTATGTACTTCTCGCAGTGGCCGGTCAAGCTCGCTGACATCAACACGCTGACGCGAGTTCCTGATGGCTTTGATCTTCTGACCACTCATGGCACCGACTGGATTTTGGAAGAGGACACCGGCACCATGTTCGGCTTCAATGCTTCGTTCAACGGGACTGTGTTCGCTGACTACACCGGCGGCTACAAGATACCGGACGAGTGCCCGGCCGATCTCACTCGAGCTTGTGCGGTAGCGGCGCGCGAGGACTACTACATGTATATTCGCGGCACGCTCCTCTCGGGCGTACGTATGATCTCCCACAAGCACGCGCGCGTCATGTACTACCCGCCGGGTCAGCTGAGCGCGACCCTTGGAGGTGGCGGACCGAACACTCTTGGTCCGATCTGGTCGGCGGTCTGGAACGTCCTGCAGAAATACTTCCGGCACTGGGTGTGATCAAGTTCGACACTAGCGACCTCGATCGCGTAAACGCGATTCTCCATCGTCGCGCCGCCTTCATGGTCAAGGATTTGGTCGATCTCGGCCGCCACAGTGCCGATGATTATGCACTTGCCGGCGGCCGCCACCGCACTCATCCTGGACGCTATACCTATTTGCGGCGGAAAGGGCGGCGCGTCCGCATGAGGCAGTTCCACGCCACTGGCGCTCAGCAGGCGAATATGATCGAGCACGTTACTTATCATGCTTGGCTCGACTTCTTCGGACCATGGTGAGGTGAATGGGCGTTGACTTTGCAACCTGGGTCTACTCGCCGTGCTTCGACACTTTTGCACGTACGCTGACGTTTTATCCGATGAAGAGTCAGCCTACCGTGCCAGGTTTTGTCGCCCGCGGCATCTTCGATACTAACGAAATCGACATCATGGGAATCGACCAGGAGATCATTACTGATGCTCGCACCGAGCTTGACATCTTCATGCCCGAGTGGGTTGTGTACCCGGTGCAAGGTGACCTCGTGGACATACCATGGGAAGACGATGTGGACGGTGGGTTGTTCTCAGTTGCTGACGTGCACGGCCACGGCAATGCCGGAGGCGAACTTACGCTCACGCTGCAACGGTTCGAGCAGGGCCGTTTGATGGGTTATTACGTGAGCACCTCGAGCTACTCTGTCGGCGCTCTCAACTTCGCGTTGCCGGTGCTTTCATGACGGTCCCACTTTATCAATTGAGCGACGTGTGGGGCGACGTTACTGCGCGCTTCACTGCCATCATGATGAATGTGCAGGATGGCGGGCACGCGGCCGGCTCACTGTTGATAGATTTGCAGGTTAATGGTAACTCGCAATTCTCGGTCGATCCGACTGGCGCTGTTGTTCTGCTCAATAATCTATATCTCGCTAAGGATAGTGTTGGCGGCTCGGCGCTGGCATTGCGCAATGCCGCAATCCCGCAGTCGGTGAGAGCTTACAACACCTACACTGATGACAATAACTGGGAGCGCGGCGGGATGGGGTGGACCGTCGTCGCCAACACCTTCGCCGTTGGCTCGATGGCACTTGGCACCGGGGCATTGCGACCGGTTATGCTTGTCGGTTCCAACTTTCTTGTCTCCGGCGTCCCCGCCAACACGGATCTCGGTATCTATCGCGTCGCTCCGGGCGTACTCGGGATTAACAATGGCTCGCCCGGAGTGCAGCAAGGTTGCTATCTCAAATGGGGCGGCACCGCCCGCGTCCCTGCCGATGTGAACTACACTAATGCGACGCTCGCCAATGTTGCTGGGCTTACCGTCAATGTCGCTGCTGGGCGCGCCTATACCTTCGAAGCCGAGCTGTCATATACCTGCCTTGCCGCCGCTGGTATTAAATGTGCCATCGCCGGCAGCGCGACTGCGACCAATATCATCTATGATGGCTGGATTGTCGACAGCGCTGCCAATGGAATCAAAGGTAATGCACAGGCGGCCGCGCTTGGCGGCGCTGTAGCGAGTGCAGTGACAACCGGCACTGCTGGCCATGTCACCATCCGCGGCACGATTGAGGTCAATGCGGCGGGTACATTGACAGTGCAGGCGGCGCAGAACACTGCCAATGCTACCGCCACTGTGGTTAAACGTGGCTCGCGTCTGATTGTGCACGATATCACATGACCTACAACGTCGATATCAACAGTCCGTCATTCATTATCCGTGACGGTATGCTCGATCGTCTTAAGCAATTGCCCACATTCCAGGGAGTACGCCGTTGGTCTACGACGCCAGCCTTTCGCGTCCAGTCGCAGCTCGACGCCAACCAGATACCGTATGTCAGCTGCTACTTGATCGATGAGAGATTGGAGCCAGACGGCGACGCTAACCACGCCGAGCCGCGCTTCATTCACACTGTTAGGGTTGGCTTCTCGGTGGTCATCACTAGTAGCGATGACACCGTCGCTGAGCAAAATCTCGATAGCGCTCACTGGACGATAATGCGAACTCTTGAGAACCCGCGCTGGCACAAGTTTCCTGCCGACGGCGTCTGGAACAACGGCAATGACCTCAGGATCGAAGGTGTTACCCGTGGTTCGCGCAAGCATATCTTTGGTAACAAGGCGATTAATAACGAGACTCCGGTGGCTGAGCTGCAGATGGATCTGACCTTCGTGCATCGCTCTTCGTTCCCGCCGCATCCGTTCGACGATCTCGATCGCATCCACGTCACCGTCGCCCATCCGTGGCCGTACAATCCGAATGCGGAAGAGTCGTTCACGGTCGAGTACGATCTTCCGATTCAGGGCGAGTTCACGGCCAACAATTATGACCTGTTCTCGCCTAACTTCGCGACGCCGCCGCTGTCGCCTCCGGCACCTTACTGGATGCCGTCGCCTATCTTCGACATGCCGGCGCTCTCTACGACGGCGCCTCCGCCAGTGCCGCCGTACTCTCTGGCTTCGCCGAGCTTCGCTACGCCGACGCTCAGTTAGGTTCTTTCCCTCGTGTCATAGGAGACTTACAGATGGCACTTCCACGCCCCATTCCGCCGCAGAGCCTCCCGCCTCTCACCGTCTACGCCACTAAGGAGAACATCAAGAAGTACATCAGGCACCCGAGCGCGATCACGCACTTTGACAGCAGTGGTCGAGCGGTGTGGCCGGACGATCAGTTCACTCGGCGTCGCATTCGCGATGGTGATGTGACGACTGAGGCGCCGGACTCGAAAGGTCACGAAGGCGTCGCCCATAGGCGCGCTGAGCACAAAGCTCCATAAGTTATCAGTGTAGGTTTAACCCCAAGACTAGGAGGCACGCATGCCTATTAGCTTTTCTCAAATCCCGGCCGGGTGGAAGCAGCCGCTCTATTGGGTGGAGATTGATGGAAGCATGGCCGGTTTTCCGGTCACGCATCTGCGCTCACTCCTGGTTGGTACGATGACTACCAGAAACACCAACGTCGCGCTCAACGGCAAGGGCGTTCCCGACGTGCCGATCATCATTGGCCGCCAGATGGACGCCGACAACTTATTTGGCCGCGGTAGTCAGCTCGCCTCGATGTTCCGCGCCTACTTCGCCAACAACTGGGCTAACGAAGTCTGGGCGCTTCCGGTTGCCGAGAGTGCGGCGTCGACACCGGCGACCGGGACGATCACGGTCAGCTCGCCTCCAACTGATGCAGGCACCATCAGCCTCTACATCGCCGGCTACGTCGTGGAGGTAAACGTCGCCGCGACCGACACCGTCAATATGATCGCGACTGCGATTGCCGACGCAATCAACAACGATGACATCTTCTTCCCTGGTTTTCTCGGCGGCGAGTCGCCGAGCTTGCCGATAACCGCGACTGCTCCCACCGCTGCCGTTGTCACGGTGAATACGAAGTGGGGTGGCATTCTCGGTAACGACATCTTAATCGGCGATAGCTACTGGGGTAAGGTTGGTGGCGAAGAGTTGCCTCCGGGCGTCAAGCTGACGTACTCTAATCCCGTCACTGGCACGCCTAACTTCGGTCAGCTAGCGGGCGGGGCTGGGTCGCCGAACTTCAGCAACGCCATAAGCAATCTTGGCGAGACTGACTTTGAGTACATCTGCGTTCCGTATACCGACACCACGACGCTGCTTGCGTTCGAGACCGAGTGGGGCTTTGGAGACGACGGAAGGTGGGGGTGGAAGAGACAGCTCTACGGGACTCTCTACTCTGCCAAGCGCGACACTTACTCCAACCTCGTTACCTTCGGTCTCACCCGCAATGGCAAGGTAACGTCGATCCTCGCGGTCGAGCCGTCGATGCCGTCGCCTACTTACGAGGTCGCGGCTTGCTACGTCTCGAAAGCCGCCCGCGCCTTGACTAACGATCCGGCGCGGCCGTTGCAAACTCTCCACTTGGAGAGCATGCTTCCGGCTCCGTTCCACCAGCGGTGGAACTTGGACGAGCTGCAGACGTTCTCGATGTCAGGACTGGCGACGCAGCGCACGCTCAGCGACAACGTGCCGATGATCGCACGTGAAACCACTACCTACCAGCTCAATCTTTACGGCTACCCTGACGACGCGTTCGAGCTGATAACTACGCTGGCGACGCTGGCAAGGCTCATCCGCAACCAGCGCTACGCGATCACCACCAAGTTCCCCCGCCATAAACTGGCCGATGACGGGACTCGCTTCGGCGCCGGGCAAGCTATCGTGACGCCGAAGATCATCAAAGCTGAGCTCGTCGCCGAGTACGCCATCGACGAGTTCAACGGTCTCGTAGAGAACTCCCAGGCGTTCAAGGCGAACTTGATCGTGGAGAGAGACCCGAACGATCCGAACCGAGTGAATGTGCTATACCCACCAGACTTGGTCAACCAGCTTCGCATCTTTGCTGTGCTCAATCAGTTCCGTCTCCAGTACAACCGCGGCGTCGATGTTGGCATCATCGAGTCCAACCTGACTGGCACCGGCGCTGGTTTAGGCTAAGTCGCGATACTTTTCCAAGTTTCTCTAGCCCCCGAGCGCCGAGGCGCGCCGGGAGAAAGGACAATTCTATGGCACAGAGAATAGCTGGTATTGCCTTCCTGAAAGTGGATGGCAATCTCTATCCGCTCCGCGGCAATCTCACGGTCTCGCCGAGCCCAGTCGAGCGTGCTATGATTGCCGGGCAGGACTACGTGCATGGCTACTCGGAGTTACCCCGCGTACCCTACATAGAAGGCGACTTCTCGACGCTGCAAGGCTTGTCGATCGAGACGATCGCCGGCTTCGTCAACGTGACGGTGACGGCCGAGCTCGCTAACGACACCACCTTCGTCTTGCGTGAGGGCGCTTGTCGCGCCGCACTCGAGATCAACGCCCGCGAGGGTCAGTATCGCGTGCGCTTCGAAGGAGTCCAATGCGACGAGATCTTGCCGTAAGGTGAGACGTGCTCGATCCTAACGTCGCGCTTCGCGCCGCGGTCAGCAGCGCTCTCGACGACATCGGGCTTGCGCCTGGCGGCGACGAGGACGTCGTTGAGGACTTCTTGGCTGCGCTCAAGGAGCACGGCTATATCGTCATTCGGGAGGCAAACGGGGTCTTCCCCGGAATTCGAAAGGAATAGAACAATGACTGATGTGACACAGGGCGCGCCAGCGCCCGCGCCAGAGGAGCGGACATCGCCGTCGCCGCCGAAAGGCAACGGCGCCGCAGTACCATGGAACGGCAAGCTGCCGTTGCGCAAGAAAGTGGTAGCCAACGGTGAAGAGGTTGACGAGCTGACGTTTCGCGAGCCAACTGGATGGGACATCGAGCGGATTGGATGTCCGATCGTGTTGTCGGTATTCGAATCGCAGCCGAAGCCGATCTATGATGCCGCTGTCATGAGCGCGATGATGGCACATCTTGCCGGAGTTCCGCCGAGCACGGTTCGGCATCTGGACCCGCGCGATTGGCAAAACGGCGCCATGATGTTGTTCCATTTTTTTGTGCCCGACCGCTTCATAACGTAATCTTGAACTGCTATCGGCTGGCAAAAGAGTACGGGCAAGATCCGCAAGTTTTCTTGAAGAAACCTTTCTCGCAGATTGACCGTGATCTGGAGTGGACCGACAAGCTCTACGAGGGCGATCGGGCCGAAGCCGCATGGCAGGAGAAACTGAGCAAGGGCTAGATGGCACAAGAGCGGGCAACTCTAACCTTTACGCTGGAAGATGACTTCTCCGCCCAGATGGCGGAGATCACCGGCAAGCTGGAGAATTTCAAGCGCTCGCTAGTCGACACCAGCGACCGCAGCGAGGATTCGTTCGAGCAAAGCGGCAAGTCTCTGGTGCAGTTGAACCAGCGCATTGCCGGTGTCGAGGTTCGGCTGCAAAGCGTGGCGAATATGATGCGCAACGCTTTCGGCGAGTTCACCAAATCGCTTGCCCACACACAGCGTGAGCTTAGCAACTTCGAGCAGGCACTGGTGAGGCTATCTGGCACCGGCAGCCAGATCGCCGGAAGGATGCGCGGTGTCGGCGGCGTCATCGCCAGCGTTGGCGCTTCCGTGGTGGCGGCGGTCGGCGGTTTGGCAGTGCTCGGCCGCGCCTTTGCCGAGAGCTATCAGGCAGCCGAGAACCTGCGGATTCGCTTAGGCGAGACCAATGACTACTTTATTCTGCTGCAGCAGCGCATTGGTCGCCACCTCGGTCAGACCAGAGAGCAGACGACGCAGCAATTAGAGCATTGGAAGTCGGAATATTATGAATCGGTGCGCGGAGCGGCGTCGGAGTTATTCGGCGTCCTCACTCGGTTTGGCGACGAAGGCATCAAAGTCTGGAATCAGATCGACAAGGCGCGCGCCTCTGGCATGGGCGCGATCGAGGCATACACCAAGATCTTGATGCCGTGGCTGTCAACGCGGCCGGAAGATCAGCAGCGGCGACTTTCGACGCTTTTGAACATTCCGATCAGCTTGATTCGGCAGTACGGCGAAGAAGCAGCAAAGGTGAAGTCACCGTGGGTTCCCGACGAAGAGACTTGGGCACAATGGAAGCAGGCCAACGTGAAGCTCAAGACAGCCTTAGACGCGATGAATGATACGATCGACGATGCCGCTCGCAAATACTGGTTCAAGTTTAAGCTCCAAGTCATCAACATCCTCGGTGACATCGTCACCTGGATAAACACCAATTCGCCGACGATGTTTGCCACCTTGAACGCCAAGCTCGACGAGTTCAAGGAATCCGATTTCATGAGGGAGATACTTGACGAGATCCGTAAGTTCAATGAGCAGATCACGAAGCTGCCGAAAGAGTTTGAGGAATGGAGCAAGCTGATCCAGCAGATTTTGGAGCCGATTTTCCAGGCTCTCGAGAAGTGGGGGCTGATGCAGCGGCAGCTGCCAAAGCCGGAAGGGGCGAAGGAAGGTGAAGGCGAGGCGCCAAAAGAAGAGCAGCGCCAAACGATCTGGGACTGGATGATGAAGCCGACGCCGGAAGAAGAGCAGATGCGGAAAGAGGGCCGCATCTGGCATCGGCCGAAGTGGTTGCCGAAATCGGTCTTGCCGCGGTTCCAGCTCGAGAGCGGCGGCACGGCTGGCGGCGCCGGCGCGGCTGGGGGTGACGGTGGCGAAGCAATCTACCTCAAACGACAGGCAGGCGAAGAGCAGCAGAAGACCACCGACATGTTGCGCGAGGTGCGCGATGTCATGGTGTGGCTGCGCACGCAGATGGAGGGCGGTCAGGGCGTCGGTGGCCCGTTCGGGACCACGCAGAGGCCGGCGGCACCGCCGCAAGGTCCGGCTGGAGCTCGCACGAACCCCGGACCGCACGAGGTGCAGCAGAGCGCGGAAGGGCTCGAGCCTGGCCCCGTTCCTGGTCGTGGGTGGAGCGCCGAGACAGAGCGAGCGGTCCGCAAGAAGTGGCACGGCCCGACCGAGGTCACCGGGAGGGGCTCGTGGTACGGTAACTACGGCGACTTTCGCGACGTCGATCCGCGCACAGGCAAGTGGCAAGACGACCCTGGCAGCGCCTCGCTGGGCAAGAAGTGGGGAATGAGCTACTTCCCGGAAGAGCGACAAGGGATTGCTCTCCCTAACGCAGCCACACTTGGCAGATTGTTCAGGGTGACTTGGCCGGACGGCACGGTGACCATCGAGCAGCACACCGACATCGGTCCAAATCCAAGATTGGGCAGAGCTGTCGACATCTCTGCAGCTGCCGCTACGAGAGCCGGGAAGACTCCAGAGACATTTCGCACTGACGAAGGCGAGTTCAAAGTTGAGGCGGTCCCGACTTTCGGGCAAGAGGCGCGGATGCAGCGGCGCGCTATGTCGGTGGCAAACATAGGCGGTGGTAGGATTTCTGTCGCGTCGGTGAACGCGGCTCGCGGCGGCGAGTACACGCCGTGGACGCCGCTCGCCCTCGAGCCGCGCGTCGACCTCGACGTCAACGTCAACGCCCCGCAGGGCACGCGAGTCAGCAGCACGAGCGCCGACGGCATAGTCAACGAGCCGACTGTACGCGTCGACAGCCCGACCAGGTCGGCGGAGGAGATGGAAGAGTAGATGGCGCAAGAAACTGCATCGATTACCTTTACTCTCGACGATCAATTTTCGTCGAAGATGCAGGAGATTCAGAGCAAGCTCGAGTCGTTCAAGTCGCGCTTGTTGGAGGCCGGGGATCGTGGCCGCAAAGGTTTTGACCAAGTTGGGACTTCGGTTGAAGGTCTCAACTCTCGACTCGGCGGCATCGAGTTTCGCCTCAGCAATATGTCGACCTTCATGCGCAGCGCGTTCACCGAGTTCGCGCGTTCGCTTTCCGCTACGCAAAAAGACATTACTGGGTTACAGACGGCGCTGCTCGCAGTCGCGGGCTTCGGTGACAAGGCGGCCGGCGCACTGCGCGGTGTCGGTGGCGCCATCGGCGGCTTCGTCGGCGTTTCCGCTGCGCTGGCGGCTGGCATGTATGCGCTCGGTCGCCAGTTTGCGGATAGCTTTCAGGAACAGGAAAATCTGCGCAGGGAGCTTGGCGAAGCCAATGATTATTTCATCGACCTGACCGAGCGGGTTGGAAAGCATCTCGGGTTCTCCGCCGAGCAGACACTCGGCACGCTGAGAGGCTTTGCGCGCGACTATTTTGAGACTGTGAGGGGCACATCGTCGCACCTCTATGATGTGTTCGACAAGTTCGGTGCTGAAGGCGAGAAGGTCTTCAACCAGCTGGAGCGAGCGCGCGCGACCGGCATGGGCGCGGCCAGGGCCTTCGACCGCATCTTGATGCCGTGGCTGTCGGTGCAGCCGGACGAGGTGCAGCGCCGCTTCGCTGAATATCTGCACATTCCGATCGAGCTTATCAAACAGTACGCCGAAGAGCGGAAGAAGACCAAGGCGCCGTGGGAGCCGGACGACGAGATGTGGGAGAAGTGGCGGCAGGCCAACGTCAAGCTGAAAGAAGCAATGGACGTGATGGGCGACACTCTCGAGGACTCGCTGCGGCAACATTGGTTTCCGTGGAAGCTCAAGATCGTGCAGGGGTTGGGCGAGGTCGCCGAGTGGGTCAACACGAAACTGCCGGCCGCTCTTGATACGCTCGACAAGGCGCTGACGAAATTTTCTGAATCGGACTTCATGAAGGGCCTGAGCCAGGAGTTGACGAACTTCGTCACCGACTTCAACCGGATCTCCGGCGATCTCAGGGCGTGGGGCAATTCGATACAGCAGTGGCTAGAGCCGTTCTTTCAGTTCATGGAGCGGTGGGGATTTATGTCGCGCGGTCGCGCCGACATGGCGCCGGCGCAGTGGCAGTTGAATCGCCAGCTCACGATCCCGAACGTCCGACAGGCGGTTCGAGGCACGGAGACTGACAACGCCACGATCGCGCAGCAGAACTGGGAGCGCCTCAAGAAGATATTCTCAGGCCAATTGCGCAGGGAACGTCAGCAAGGTGCAAACGAGAATGATCCCAACCGACCGCTGTTCCTTGAGGAGGGCGGCTACCGCGGCCCAGAGAAGTATCCGATGACGAAGGAGCAGTGGAAGAGCGCCGCCGATTGGGCCAGCGGCCTCCACGGCGAGCCGTCGACTAACATCGAGCGCCGCGACCTCGAGCAGCGTGAAGACGTCGAGAAGCAGCGCGAGGGCAACGAGTACCTGCGCGAGATCCGCGACGTGATGATCTGGATCCGCGAGCAGCAAGCCGAGAAGCAACTCGGGGGGCCGACCGGCACCGGCGCCGGCAGTGCCCAGGAGCTGTGGAGCGGCGGCGCTGGTGGCGGCGGAGGTCTTGGCGGTGGTGGCGGCGGCGGTGGCGGTGGTGATGGCGGCTTGCCCGGCATAGGTGGCTTGCGGATGCCGACGAGCCCAACCGAAGCACCGGAAAGCTTGCAAGCGGCGAGGGAGGGCGGATTTCTCGGAGCAGACTCTGGCGCTGCGTTGACGGCGGGTCGAGGGGGTCGCGTAAATCGCTCGGCTTTGCAGTCACGATTGGCGACACTGATTGCTAATTCCGGGCTCGTGGG